ACCCATGTGGTCGAACCTTTTGACATACCTAGAGGCTGGTATAAGTTTCGTGCTGCTGACTGGGGTTATTCTTCTCCTGCTTGTGTTCTATGGTTCGCTGTTGATTATAATAATAATCTATGGATCTATAGAGAATTGTATACGAAGAAAGTAACCGCAGATCATTTTGCTAGACAGGTTTTACAATTAGAACAGAACGAATATATACACTATGGCGTATTAGATTCTAGTACATGGGCTAAGAGAGGTGATATAGGTCCTAGCATAGCGGAGACTATGATACAGCAGGGATGTAGATGGCGACCATCTGATAGATCACCAAAGAGCAGAATAAACGGTAAACTAGAGATACATAAAAGATTACGAGTCATAGACAAAGAACCAGGTATAAGGATATTCAAGACCTGTAGGAATCTTATAAGAACCATGGGTATATTACCCACAGATGATAGGAATCCTGAAGATGTGGATACTAATGCCGAAGATCACGCTTACGATGCATTAAGATATGGATGCATGAGTAGACCAACACATCCTAAGTTTGCTGAGAGATTTAGAACATCTTTTAGTGATGATACATATAGGATGGCAGATAATAAATTTGGGTATTGATTATGAACAGAATTACAAGACAATTATTAACACACATATCCTCTATTAAAAAAGATACGATGGAAAAATTGTTATCTAAATTATGTAGAAGAGAGGTTAATATAGGTGCGACTGGCACACAGGAATACAGATTAAAAAAAGGTCCTAATAAAGGTAAGGTGCTAAATGCCCCTAAATAAAAAAGGTAAAAAGATTAAGAAGGCTATGGTAAAACAGTATGGCAAAAAGAAAGGCCAATCTGTTTTTTATGCTATGGAAAATTCTGGTAAATTAAAAGGTGTCAAAAAGAAAAGTTCCAGAAATAAATAAAAAAAATTTTCCCTATGATCTTGTGATCGCATACTGGGAAGATATTGTTGGATCATGCGAGTGGTCTGATATACCTGATATAAAAAAAGCTAAGACGGCTACATGTTGTAGTTTTGGTTGGTTGGTAGAACAGAATCAAAAGACAACTGTCATCATGGCTGATTTTATATTTGAAGATAGCGGATCTATAAAGCAGGGAGGTGGTCATACCGTGATACCTACCAAGAATATAATTAAAATAAAAAAAATAAGAATCTAACAGGAGACAGCAATGGAAACAAAATTTGATCCAAAAGCTAAAGTTAAACAAGGTCAGTTCAGTGATGCACCTGATGGGAAAAACCCAAACAGGGAACATACTAATATTGACTTTTCTAAACATGCACCTAGAAAGTATCAACCATTTGAGTATGATGTAAACGAGCCAACTAAATCTGGTTCTGAGCATGTTGAAGATTCATTGTTTAAGATGGCAGATGAAAAAGACTATTAATGAGTCTTGGACCTAAAAGTAATTTTATACCTGTAGTTTATGCAGGAACTAAAAAGAAAAAGAAGAAAACCCAAAGGAGAAAACATGGACATAAAAAAAAGATACATGGAAGGCGAACTAGCACCTGATGCACCTAAGAAACCAAATGAACCTATGGAGTTCAGTGGTGGATACAGTGGGCCTAAATTAGGACCAGATGTAGAAGGTAAAGCTAAGAAAGCTAATAACAAAGTAGATCCAGCAATCTTTAGAATGGCTGAAGAAAGAGATTATTAATGCTAATTAATGGCGATAAAAAATACTCTAACGAACATCCTAAAGGTAAAAAACCTACGGAAGAAAAAAATATTAAAGTAGCAAAAAAAGATAAATTTACTATTAAGATAGATCCTATGGAATTTAAAATAATGGATGAAGCAGCAAAAGAAGCTGGTGGTGATTTTCAAAAATATAAAAAATTATTTTATAAAAAATTTTATGATTATAAAAGAAGTAAAGATATTAAAATAGTTAAATAATTTATGGAAGAAGATAAAGAAAAGAATGGCGGCTACGAGGCTGAAGGTAATTCTTTAGTTGGATTAATCCGAGAAAGATTCTATCAAGCAGAGACATCTAAGATCTATGATGAGAAAAGATGGTTAAAGGCTTATAGAAACTATAGAGGATTATATGGTCCAGAAATGGCATTTCGTGAAAACGAAAAGTCAAGAGTATTTGTTAAAGTAACAAAGACTAAAGTTCTTGCATCGTTTGGGCAGATTATTGAGGTATTATTTTCTCAAGGCAAATTTCCTTTAGGAGTATCTCCTACTTCTGTACCTGAAGATATAGCAGAGAAAGCACACTTAGATCCACAACAACCACAGCAACCACAAGAACCAATGAGTCCTTATGGTTTTAATGGTGATGGTAGAAATATTCCTCCAGGTGCTACAGCAAATGATCTAATGCAAACACTTGCACAAAATTATGAAAATTTAGGATTTAAAGAAGGTCCAGCTAATCGTGGAGAACCTCAGATAGAACCTGCAAGAAAAGCTGCAGATGCTATGCAAAAATTATTACATGATCAATTAGAAGAAAGTAAAGCTATTACAATCATGAGACATGTATTTTTTGAAATGGCATTATTAGGCACAGGAATATTAAAAGGACCTTTTACTGATTTAAAAGAATATAATTCATTTGATAGTGCTGAAGATGATGATGGTAATGAAATAAATATTAATGTTAAAAAAGTAAAAACAATACCTAGTATAGAAGCAGTATCATGTTGGGATTTTTATCCAGATCCAAACGCTACAAGTATACATGATTGTGATTATGTAATTCAAAGACATTCTTATAATAAACAACAGTTTCAAGATTTAGCAGATAAACCTATGTTTGATTCTAATGCTGTTCTAGAATGTTTACAAGAAGGACCTAATTATCAAACAAGAGGATTTGAATCATCTCTATATGATAGGGAAAATATACAGACTATTTACAAAAATAGATTTGAGGTTTTAGAGTATTGGGGTATTATAGATAGAGAAACTGCTGATGAATGTGGTTTAATGTATGAAGGAAATGGAGATGTAATATCTGTAAATGTATGGGTATGTGGTAATAAAATTTTAAGAATGGTAGAAAATCCATTTACTCCAACTAGAATACCTTATTTAGTATGTCCATATGAATTAAATCCTTATCAATTTTTTGGTGTAGGTATTCCAGAAAATATGGAAGACTCTCAGCAAGTTATGAATGGTCATGCAAGAATGGCTATTGATAATTTAGCTCTTGCAGGTAATCTAGTGTTTGATGTAGATGAGACTATGTTAGTGCCTGGGCAGGACATGAAAGTATTTCCTGGTAAAATATTTAGAAGGCAGAGTGGTCAGACAGGGCAGGCAGTACATGGAGTTAAATTTCCTAATACTGCATATGAAAATTTACAAATGTTTGATAAGTTTAGGCAGTTAGCTGATGAGGCAACTGGCATACCTTCATACTCACATGGAGCAACAGGTATTCAATCTACAACTAGAACTGCATCTGGTATGTCTATGTTAATGGGTGCTGCTGCTTTAAGTATTAAAACAGTTATTAAAAATATAGATGACTATTTATTAAAACCTCTGGGAGAATCATTATTTTATTGGAATATGCAATTTAATGATAATGTACCAATTATAAAAGGTGACCTTGAAATTAAAGCTCAAGGAACTTCTTCTCTAATGCAGAAAGAAGTTAGATCTCAAAGATTAATGACATTTATGCAAACTGCATCTAATCCTGCACTTGCACCATTTGTTAGATGGCATACATGCCTGACAGAAATTGCTAAATCTTTAGATATAGATCCTGAACAATTAATCAATGATCCAGAAAAAGCTGCGATCTATGCACAAATAATGGGAATGGCAAATGGAAATCAAAACAATACAACCGCTGCTGGAAGACAAAGTGAAATGGGACAGACTGGCCCAATATCTCCAGGAGCTTCGCCAACAGATCCATCAGGAGCTGGAGGTGGCAACATCGGAACAGGCAATGTACCGATGCCAGGGGAAGCTGGCTTTAGTGCGGCAAATACTCAACCTACAAGAGGCGAACAAACGCAATAAAGAATAATGTTACAATTAGTATTAGATCAAAATGGAAATTATGTTTATCAAGATGTAGCTCA